GCCGGGAACTTCCCGGCGCTTGCTATCGACTGTTCTTTCTCGCTGTTCCAGCCAAGAATTGCGATCTTCTGCTTCCGCATCCGGTTCCAAACTTTTTTGGGCTTGTAGCCGAACCTTTTCTCCCATTGCTCAGCAGTCCACGGCTGGCCTGCTCCATCGATATAGAGGGTCAGGCCATCGGGATAGGTCAGCACACCATTAGGAATGCGCTTGAGGGCTTCGGGGGTCTTGCAGAAGGAAGCGAACTCTTCATCCGTCAGTCCTTCTCCTGGGAGACAGCACGCCTCTTCTTTCTTAGGCGCTTTCTTGAATTGGAAAACCATCTTCACCACCTCATAAGAAAATCACAGCATCATCGTCCCAGTCGTCCCCATCTATCCATTCCGTATCGTTGATAGAATCGATCACAGTATCATTGGTGGTCTGGTTGGTAGTCTGATTGATCACGGTCTGATTAGTGGGCTGCTCAAGCCACTGCGTGCCGTTCCAGGTCGGAAGCGGGATATTTTCGAACTCAGTGGCCGCGTTGAGGGAGAACTCTCCCCTGCCCACCAATTCTCCGGTTGGGAATGGCCTGACACTGGATGCGAATGGCCGGGTAGGATACGATGTAGCTACCATTTCGCCACCACCAGAGACATCGACAATAGTACCGTTCGAATCCGCTTCAGCCACCACCTGGCCGGAGAACTTCTTCAGCCGAATCGAATAGTCGCCGGACGTAAATGAGTATGAGGCGCTGCCATTGGTCACGTTGAGGCCGCTTGACACTCCCCCAGGGTATAGCTCTGCGCCATAGTCATATCTGCCCTGGGCGACCGTTCTGTCCGTGACTTTCTCCGAATCGTGCCATGCTTCCATATAGCCGGAACCCGAGAAGGATTCCGACAGAATGCATGCACCTACCTGGACAAGAGGCAGAAGGACTAGGATGAGCCACCAGACCTTATGATTAATCTTTTCGGTCATGAATTTATTTCTCCTCGAAAGTAGATCCGTCCTGCAGCGTCGCCTTCTTGCCCGAACAAGTGCATCCCGTAGCTATGATCTTGCTCTGAACTGGATTTGGATCGGTCGTGCAGAAGCATCCACCGGGGGCCGTGATCTGGCAGTTGTTGACCTCCACATAGGATTCGCCAATTGCATGGACCCCCAAATGGCCTTCCAGCACACATTTATCTAGCTTCACCCGTGCCTTTTTGTAGATGTAAGTGGCTCCGGGCCCACTTCGGGAATCGTCCTTGGTCTGGTCGGTCTTGAGGATGCTGTCCTTTACGACACCGTTGCCATCCCGGACCACCAGGCCACGAGAAGTCGCAGAGCCAGTGCAGTCCATCTCAACGTGATCGAGGGTAAAATCGTTGACCTGCCAGCAAACTATCTGGCTATCCGTCTTGAACCGAGCGGCTGTGACATTGTCTGACCCCCTGGTCTGCCAGTCGTCATTCCCATTTAGGACCAGTCCCTCCCTGCAGCCCCAAGCCTGGCAGTCTATCACCTGGCTGTTCTTGTTGGTGTCCAACATGATGCCCTCGGCCAGGCAGTCTCGGGCTACCACGTTCCGGACGGTCTCGTTTTCCCCCGGTCCGCTGCCGTTGTTCCCGAGGTACATCCCGGAACCGTGCGATCGCTTGAACTCCAGATTTTCGAAGATCCCATTGGTCCTCCGCGATCCCACCAAGAGCGACGCCTCGCCGTCGTGCGGGGCCTCGGAGAGGTCTTGCTGGTGGGACGCCCCATCGAAGGTAATGCCCTTTAGGGAGAAGCTGGAATATCCGAGATCGAATCCCCGCTTGCCCCGGACCAGCATCATAGCCACATGGCGACCGGGCCTTCTCTGCCGGGGGCCCAGCCTAAAGACGGTCTCGCCAGGCCCAGCTCCCTCCATATTGACAAATTTGTCAATCATCGGGATGCAACAGTGGAATATGTTGCTTCCATCGGGATTGAGCGGCATGGCATAGGGAGCCGAGAAGACGTAGAGGCCCTTGCCTACGCGGATGCTGCCGTAGTTAGGCGCGGCATCGATAGCCGCCTTGAACAATGCTCGGGCATTTCCCTTTACCGGGCAGGTAGCTATCTGCCGCCCACCCGACTTTGCAATAGTCTGAGTTCCGGATTGAAAAATTTCAACGTTTGCCATTCGGATTATCCCCATATCGCTTTAAGGGCGGAAGCTATATCGGCATGATATTGGTCCTCAGCCTCCAGGAGCGGGCCTCTAAGATAGTTGGGGCCCGTCCCCGCATGGCTGGGAGTATAATTCTGGCTCTCGTGCATGACCAGCGCATAAGGTGTGTTGAAACTGATTTCGGCTTCCCTCTCCAGCTCGGTGACCGTGGCAGAATTGCGAAGCGTTCCATCCTCTAGCGGGGCTCTATTGACCGCTTTCCCTTTGACCGTCTCTGCGGTCATCATGGCTACCTCCTTGGTTGCTTGTTTGGCAGCTGCTATCAGTCGTTCGCCATGCCACACAATAGTTGGGATCGCCATTCACCTCTATTATGCCTGATTTTTGGACATATTCACGACTCGTAAGGACATTCCCCGATAGCCGTTCGTTGTGGCCACGTCGAGCACCGGCCAGGTAAAGCCACTTCGGGCGAGTGCGTCTCCCTCGGCTACTGTGGCATCCACCGTCAGGCAAAAAGCATCGCAGATCACATCTTCTCGGCCTTCCTGGTGGATGGTTCGCTTCTGATCAAACCAGATGACAGTGATTGAAGAATCTGAGTAAGTCGGCTCGTTGTATTCATTTGCGCCGGTTTTGTGCTTCAGGGTCACCGTCTCGCCCAGGCCCGGAGGTAAGAAGCTCATTTCAGTTCGACCCCTATGTATCTCCGCAACAATCGCCGTGCTGTGGCGCTCAGGAGAGAAGCCGATCCGGCCCCGGTAGTGAAGGTGTAGGAGAGTTTTCCACCAATAGACATGCTGGTAACTCCGTTCTCCTGCAGTGTCTTCAGGCCGCCATCGGTACCTGCCGCGCAGATGGCTATGGCCTCCTCCATGCAGGCCCGCTTCACGAGCACGGGTACTGTGGGTAGCTGGGTGCCATGGTCATAGTCGCAGATTTCGCCATCGATGATCCGGGGAAACTCCAGGACCTGGGCCAGGCCGTCACTGTTGGAGTCCTTCTGTGTGCCGTTCTCGATGTACGGCTCTTCATACCTACGGCCCCTGAGATGGAGCTGGTCGATGTGTTCCGTGGCCTGCTGGCAGTACCATTCTTGGTCAGTGGCAGAAGCGGCTGTTAGTGCTATGGCCGATGCTCTCTTGTCGGCACCGATCATGGCTTCTAACTCGGTGTCGGATTCGATATAGGAATCCGAGAATGGGGTATCAGTCATGCTTTCTCGGGCGCCTCCAAATCAGCCGCATCTAAGCTCGCCACCTCGGCCGCATCCTTGAATCCGGCGCGCTTCCACATAGGCAACGGATTGATGATCTCTTTCAGTCTTGATTCCTCCGGCGTGCCTTCGTCAATGGTGATCTTCGAGTCATCGATTGTCGCCAACCGGGCCAGATCTGCCTTAGCCTTGTCGGCATGCTCCGGCATGGAGAGCAGATTTTCATAATCTCGTTTTGACAGTGGACCTTTGGGATATCCTCTCATAGCAACCTCATGAAAACGTGTAGTAATTGTTTATTTTCTTAATAGCTGCATAAAATGGGATTTTATCTTTATATTTTGTTAGCTGATCTATGAGGACCTGGGATGCTGTAAATACAACGTGCGGTTTATTATCCAACTTGAAATGAATCGTAACATACTTGGTGTCCTGTTTCTTCTTGCTGTCCTTGATCGCGTATCCCATGACTAGGATTGTTTTGTCTAATATATCGCCCAGCTTCAGCTTATCGCCATCGAACGCTGCTATATCAGCGAAATCGCTGAATTTCGGATACTCAGTCACAAGCAATTGCCTCTTTAAGCTCCTTCATCCCAAGCGACATCTGCAAGTTGTGGCTATTTGCCCACCTGAACCAACCCTCGGTAGATGCTATTGAAGAGCGGTATTGTTCAGAGGATATTTCACCACGCTTAAGCATGCATGGAAGTGCCCTAAGTCTGCGCTTTGCCCTCTTCACAGTCGATTTTCTGATGAGCACATATCCTGGAAAGTGCCGGTACCCAAGGAAATCAATTCCATGCCTTATAGGGAAAATATCGTTTTTACTGAGCCGTAAGACAAGGCGCTCAGCAAGGAATCGCTCGATCTCCTCAGCCAGAGACTTGAGGTATCGCTTATCCTCATTAATAATTATAAAATCATCACAATATCTTATGTAGCGCTTTACTCGGAGCTGATGCTTAATGAAAGTATCTAACTCGTTCAGATATATATTGCAGAACCACTGGCTTGTGTAGTTCCCGATTGGGACGTTCTTTCCTCCTGGAATGCTGTAGATTATATCCTTTAACAGCCAGAGTGTATCAGAGCATTTTATTTTTCGTTGAACAATGCTGAATAAGATATCATGGTCGACTGATGGATAAAATTTTGCGACATCCATCTTGAGACAGTAGGACCCAGGACTGGCAGCACGAATGAACTCCATCGTCCTTCGGCTGCCGGCGTGGATGCCTTTGCCCTTCAGGCATGAGTATGAATCGTAGATGAATGTCTTCTCCCAAATGGGTTCCAGGATGTTGACGAGCGCATGCTGTACAATCCTGTCCGGCGCAAAAGGCAGCTTGTAGACTATGCGCTCTTTGGGCTCATGGATGACCTTCTCTTTATATGCTGAGGTGGTGAAGGTCTTTGAGATCAAAGATCGCCTGATCTGCTCCAAGTTGGCATCCAGATCAACCTCAAAACGCTTTACAGTATCTTGCCAGCCTTTTCCTTTTCTTGCACGGCGATAGGCCTCGCGGAGATTCTCGGTCGTTGTTATTTCACCAAAAAGGTTACCGTGACGTTTCATAGTTTATGGCATGGGCAGCTTTCCCTTGCAGTACTAGCTGCCTAAGCCCTCCGCTTTGTATTTTGCCGTTTCCGACATGGTCGACGAGTTCAGCCAGGAGTTAGCTTCGCGGCTATATTTTCCTGGATCCGTGGCTGCCTGGGAGCTGATATTCGAATTCGTATTCCAGCGATAGTTATTCGCATTCCGGCCGCGTGACCTGCAATTCGTCGCATTATTCCAAAGACCGCCCGCCAGCAAACTCGTCCGACCAATTACCGGCCTATGCTTCGCATAGGCACGAATAACCGTTAAGCCGGCTCCGCGGCCGCCCGGGAGCCGATATACGAATACGTAGACCAGCGAGAGTAAAGCGCATACCGGCCGCGCGACCCGCAAAGCGTCGCAAAATCCCAAAGACCGCCCGCCAGCAACTTAGCATCGCCATAGGCTCCCTGCCTGTACAAGGAGCCCTTTGCACCGGGTAGATCATAATATGCCCACGCGGGAGAAGATAATGCCAGATCTATGCTCTGGTTGGCGCTGCTTGCGTTGATGGCCTCTAGGCGGTTATGGGTCACGTTGTCGTACCTCAGCTCAACCCCTGGCGTGGCTGGTGTTGCATTGTACTTGATGACAAGCGAGAAGTCTGGATGTGATGAAGGGATCATGGCATCTTTGCCATTGACTACTGCAGATAGCAAACGATTTGGCTGCGTCGCATCGTCGTCAAAGTAGACCTGAGTACCCCCAGTGGCTGGATCTGCATCTGCTTTGATCTGGATTTTGTGGCTGCCTATTGTAATCCAGACATCGCTGCCGATATTTGCGCAGAGGTATGGCACAGGTCCGCTCCACTTGAAGTAGACTGGGGCTCCCTCGAGAGAGGCGACATAAGTGATTGTTGCGGTCTGGCTTGCAGCTACCTGTGAACCGTCTGGATCGTAGCGATAGCTCTGAGTTCTGAGCCATTGCCACATTACGCCACAGCAATCCTCGCAGCCGATGTTGCTGATCATTCTCCTGCTTGCTGTGTCTACGTGGCCGCCTGTAGTCCCTGGATCTGCAGAGCCTACAATGTTCGCCTCTTCGTTGCTTCCAGCTGCAATAGCCTGGAATTCGTCGTCCTCCAGCATACGGCATCCTATGGCCGCGAAGTCATCCACGAAATCCATCCAATTGCGAGTATCTGAGATCGTAGCACCGAAAGCAGAGACCGTGCTGGAACTGGTGCCACTGGCCAGATAGATCATGATCCAGATTGGAGCTTCATTAATATCATCGAAGTCTGTCTTTCCAGCCCAAACCATTCCGTTCATGAAGCCTGAGATCGGGCGGTGCTTGAGGTCCTGAATCGATCTGGGGAGAATATCTCCAGCCAGATAGCCCGTAAGGGTATGGCCGCTGATAATCCCTACATCGACACATTCGCAGTGGAAACGGACTATCTTGCGGCTGCTATTTGCATCATAGCCCGCAGGAAACGTCGTCGCAGCAGATATTATCAGAACAGGCACTGAGCCGCTCACTGGCTGACAGGCATAGACAGAGAAGTCCTTGCCGGCACGATTGGCGGCGACTGAATAATCAGTCGGTGTCTGTGTATCCCATGAGGCTGCCACATCTAAGTCGAACTCCACCGCGGCCGACAGGAAGTAGCCGATACTGTTTATGTTGACACCCAGCTGGTCAGGCGATACAAGAGTGCGTCTGTTGGCTGCGCTATCGCTGCCCTTGTTCTTCCACATGCGACTACGTTCATAGTAGACTGGAGCGGCAGCGAGGAGCGCGCCAGCATTAAGCTTCAGAGCGTTTCCTGAGACGACTGAGGCCAGGGCCCGCAGGAAGGGCGTATCTGTGCTCAGATCAGATGGGAGCGCAGCGAGGTCTGCGCCCTCGATACATGCTGCTAAGTCTCGCAGGTACTGAGTGTCCGTTGAGCGATCCCCTGGTTCCACCGTCATAATTTCACCATTTACTTAGCCGACTTTGCTTCTTCCATCTTTACTTCTTCGTAATCCAGCGGGGATTCAAGAATGCGTTTAAGGGTGGCTGGATCAGCCACCTCCCAAACTACACCCGTGCGCTTGTTCTTGAACTGTCTGGTGGCTTTAGCCATCTATGTCACTTCCAGGACGGCCATCTTCCCAGAGACCATGTAACTCCCTACATTGACATAGCCGGAGCTGTTCATGAACCGTGCACTCTCCAGAGGCCCCACGATCACTGTTCCCGCCCCAAGCATATCGTCCATGGTCAGAGTCAGATTCCCGATTCCGGACCGGAATGCGGGCGGGTTATCTCCGGCCATTATATTCAGAACGTCGACCGTTGGATCGGTGATGTCCCAGGAAGTGACATTCACGAGCAGGAAATAGTCATATGCACCATCCACCGCGAAATTGCAGGTCGAGCCATTCCCTAAGATGGTCGTCCAGGCGGCGGTCATCCGGCTCCAGTCGTTAGGATCGGTCAAGGAGACCGGTGTCATGGTTGTGTAGGTTGCCCCGGCCAGCCCCAACAGGAGCATGGCCGCCAGAAGAGATAGGATTATCTTTCTCATAGAATCACCTAAAAATTACAGGTCATGACGCCAAGATAGTCCGGCTGTACCACTTTCGCACCATAGAGGTTGTGGCCTCTCACGATGTCGGCGAACTGTTTTTGGTGCCTGATGGACTCTACCATCGCTATCTGATCTGCGAACGATATGGCCTCGGAGGTGCCGAAAAGGATCTTGTACTTCGCCCCAGCCACGTTTGGCACGTTGTGGCTTACGAAAAGATCAAAACCAGCTAGGTGCCCAATTCGGCCAGTCGTTGCAATCGTGTTTCCGACCTGTGGAGCGGAAGCACCTGAGACGTGCAGCTCCTTGATTGCGAGTGCTTCCATGGCTGGAGGTATGATCATCCAGCGGCCATTAGTCGGCACAAGCGAGTCGGATAGTTTCCGGCCACAGTCGACAATGAGATTAAAGACGTTGCTGGCATCATTGGCCGTGGCATTGGGCGACTTGGGGCTAGCATCCGATCCGACCAAATTCGCGGCGCTTGCATCCGTATATAGAGATGCAACGTACTGGTCCATCTTGTCCTGCATCCGGTAGGCAGCCTTTTGCATCATGGGAGTGAGGAAGTTTCCTGCCGCCTGCTTTTTCTGCTTATCGGTGACCAGGAAGCGGAA